GCCTGGCTGAAAGACACGCGCGCCCAGGGTAGAGCCGCGCCCAGGACGTGCACGTCGTCAATCCCGCTCTGGATGTTGACCGCGACCCCCGCCGGATCGCATCCGATGAGCCTGATCTCGCCCCCCCACGGCATCGCGGCCAGTCGCGCCGCCGCTGCGTGGGTGTCCAGGTTGTGCCACTCGGCATCGGCGAAGACGCGCAGGGTGCCGCCCGTGTCCTTCTGGACGGCGACCATGCCGCACGTCCTGTACCCGAAGTCGATGCCCACGTAGACGGGCCCCAGGCGGGGATCGTAGGGGCAGGCGGCCACGTGCCGGTCACGGCTGAAGTCCGGGAAGCATTGGCCCTCCTGCGAGCGGTAGAGCGCGAGGATCTCCTGCTCGAACGCCTTCAGGCTCAGGCTCTCGAACAGGCGCAGCACCTCGTCGAAGCGCAGCTCGGGGTTCTCCAGCGGGTGGGGCTCCCGCACGAGCCGGCCGTCCTGGACGCGGCAGCCGAGGCTGGGGGCGTGGAACACCGCGGCGTCCGACATGCCCCGCAGGCGCTCCTCCTCCTGGTACATCAAGCCCATCCCGTTGGGCGTGGACCCAAGCCAGAGGTCGCCCCCCGTGTCCATCAGCTGCGGCTGGATCACCTCGCGGTACGCCTTGGGGTCCACGAAGTCGAACTCGTCCACGGTCCAGCCGTCGGCCGTGAACCCGCGGGCGTTGTCCGGGTTGTCCAGGGAGCGGCAGCGCACCCGGCCGCCGTTGGGGAACTCCGCCTCGAGCCGGGACTCGTGGAACCAAGCCACGCCGCCGGCCATGCGCTTCATCTCGTCCCAGCAGATGCGGGCCTGCTCGTAGGTGGGCGCGCCGTGGAAGCGCTTCTCCCCCTCGAGGGCCCGCTCAACGTTGATCATCGCCATCAGCGTGGTCTTGCGCCACCGCCGGCCCGCCCGGATCAGGTTCGTCCGCTTCGCCCCCAGCAGCACCCGCTGCATACCCGCGTGGGGTATCGGGATCGTCACCACCCGGGCGCCAATTTCGAACGTAGTGGACCTCGACGCGTCCATCGTTCAGGTCCACCCGTTCCGGGACTTTGCCGTCGAGGCGCTCGAGGATGCAGTTCCCGAAGCGCCAGTTGCCCGCCACCGCCTCGCGCACCCAGCGGATCGCCAGCTTGTCCAGGAGAGAGAGATCCGTCGCCTGGCGACGGTTGGGCAGCTGCGCCTGCTCAAGCTGCAGGGAGATCCGCTCGACGAGGGACTGGCCGCGCTTGGGAGCCCCCTTGGGATTGCCGGACTGCCCGGTCTTCCATCGCCCAGGATGCTTCGGCTTGGCGTCACCAGCGGCGGCGCTGCGCTTCTTCCGGGGCTTCGGCGTGGGAACCGATTCCGAGGGCTTTTTACGGCGGGCTTTGTTAGCAGGGCCTTCCACACACCCAGATTGGAGCGACAGCCCTGTTCAACATCCACGGACGACTGTGGCAAAAATGCCCAAATCGTTCGCGTCTACCACAGAGCCGGGGAGTGCAAGCCCGTATGCAGGATTGCCAGCAGATTCTTGTCTGGGTTTTTTGCGGCCGGCGCCGGGGGAGCCGGGAGTTGCAAGTTTTTGGCGCCGGGGGAGCCGGGGCCCCTTGCTACCGCCCCCCGTACTCCGGGTCCATCCGCGGCGCCCGGTAGCGCCTGGTGACGATGCGGCAGACGGTCCGGGGGTGAATCCGGGTCCGCCGGCCCACGCGGCAGCACGCGTCCCAGCGGGTGCGCCCGGTCTCCTGCATCTCGAGGACGACCAGGGCGATGATCTCGCCGTCGGGGATCCGCGGCCGCTTGGGCACCCAGAGCCTCTGGCCGGGGCAGAGGCGGATCAGTTCCTCGCGGAGCTCGGCCGGCAGGCGCTCGAAGGATCCGCCCACGCTCAGCTCCGCCCGAACGGCATCCGGAACCCGCCGCGGGGCGTGACGACCTTGGGGGCCTGCTGGGCGAGGACCCCTCCGATGGTGCCGGCCAGCCTCTGGGCGAGGAGCCAGGTCTGCAGCTGTCCCGAGATCGCCTCCAGGTCGGAGATCGTGGCCACCCGCCCGAGTTCGGGCGAGTCGACGGGCTGGATCTGGATCCCGTGGCCGGCGGGGAGCAGCACCAGGGTGACGGCGCACTCGGGCTTGGTCGGGTTGTCCGGGGTCTCCTGGTCGGTCATGGGGTCCCTCCTGGTGGTTTCGCGGTCCCTGCGGTGGCCTTCGGGCGGACGCCCGAGGCCTGTTCAAAACCCAACATCGAACGGATCCTGTTGTTGATCGTTTGTCGCATCTAGTGGGTTTGGTGGGTTTGGTGGGTTTGTTTCACCCGTCCGACCAAAACTGTCAGCGCCGCCCTCCGTGCCGCTCTCTATAGGGGGGGTGACATTTTCCCGCGTAGCGCATGGGGGTGACCCACCAGACCCACCTAACCCCCTTAATGATTCTTGTCGCATCAATGCCACAACCGGCCTAACTTGCCATATTGCAACGCCTGCCCGGATTCCAACGTTGAGAGCCCGCAAACCGCCCTCGATTCGGTTGCGGTGATCTCTGAGGTATTTCCCGAACCGACGAGGGTCGATCACGTCACCGCGGGACCCTGCAATCTCGACGATCGCGGCCCGTAGAGCGGCCCTATCGGGAGAATCAAGCCCCCCGTACCCGTCCGACTTGCACCTGTTCAATACCTCTGCGGCGGTCACCCGGTCGGCCCCGATGTAGGCGTTCCACGTGGCCAGGAGAGCGTTCAGTTGCACCCGCACCGGATCGGTGTCCTCGAGGCGCCCGCGCCCGCCGGTGGGGTCGGCGAACCCGGCCCACATGACGGCATCGCGGACCATCCGGCACCAGGCGTTGAACCCGGCCCACGCCGGCGCGCCCTGCTCCGGCCGACCGGCCGCCTGGTATCCCCGGAGGATCGTGAGGGCCGCGGCCACGAGCTCGCCGCGGTGGGCGGGGATCCACTCGTACAGGTTCCGGGTGAACAGGCGTTCCTCGGGGTGCTCCATCTCGGGGTCGAGATCGCACGGGACCACCCGGGCGGTGATATCGCCCGCGAAGGTGAGGTTGTTCCCCGTGGCCAGGAACGTCGTGGCGGTGGGCACGGAGACGGTCCGGGACTGGCCCAGGAGCCGGTCGGAGATCACGGCCTGCGTGAGGGCCTGCGAGATCGCGGCCCCGCCGAACTCCCGGTCGATGTTGTCGTAGCAGAGGACCGGGTCCCCGGCGAGCAGGGCGCTCAGGAGGCGCTTCTTTTCCTCCTCCTGGTCCTTCGCCTGGGACATGACCGCGCACGGCCGTCCCGTGGCCAGGAGCGCCACGCAGTCGGCCAGCATGGTCTTCCCCGAACGCATCTTCGGGGCCCGGAACCCGAACATCGGGGCCGACGGCAGGGACCGCCGCACGAGGCCGGTGAGCAGGGCCGCCACGGCCGCCGCCCGGTCGGTTTCCTCCACGAACGGGAACTCCTGCAGGAGCCCGCGGAAGGCCTCCACGGCGTTCCGGATGGCTCCCGCGTCGGGGTCCGCGGAGATCGCGTCGAAACGGGCGTCCTCCGTGTCCAGGAGCAGCCCCGTGCGTTCGTCGTACCCGGGCTCGGTGAGCAGGGAGCCGTCGGGACGCAGGGTCGGAGCCTCGATGATCCCGATCAGCGACGGGACGCGCCAGTCACCCACGCGGGCGAGGTAGGAGCGGGCGACCTTTTCGGGGCAGTCGCACCGGCGATGGCCCTTGGACCGGCCGTCGTAGACCTGCCAGTCGGCGTCGACGGTCAGCCGCTCCACGAGGTACGGGGTGTCCAGCTGTTGGACCATGAGCGCGCCGGGGTGGCGGGTGACGCCGTCCCGGACCGTGAGCGACGGCTGCCGGATGGCCCGGACCAGGGCGCCCCGCTGGTAGATCCGCGGGCCCTCGGAGGCGATCAGCGCCTGCTCCGCCTCGGAGACCATCCGGGGCAGGTCCCCGCCCTGGACAACGATCACGGGCCGGGAGTCCGCCGCGGCCGGAGGCGTCTGTTCGTCTCGGGGCGCGGGCTCCCGTTCCGGACTCCACGCGGGGGTCTCTTCCGTGAGCTGGCGCAGCTCCTGCCGCGTCCCCCCGGCGTGGATCCAGTCCGAGACGTCTCCCTTCGGCGGGAGGCCGGGGAGCTCGACGATCTTGACCGAGGCCGCCTGCCCGTGGAGGGACGCGGCGACCTCCCGGGCGTGCTTGCGCCCCGGTTCGTCGTTGTCGGGCAGGATGACGACCTTCCGGCCGGCCAGCGCGGGCACGTACTCCGGACGCCACTTGCCGGCGCCCATCGGGCACGTGGTGGCCACGAGGCCGAAGCCGGACGACCCGGACGGGCCGGGCCCATCGGAAAGCGCCAGCGCGTCCTTCTCCCCCTCAACGACGAAGACCGACTGGGCCGGGCGCGCGGCGAGCAGCTCCGGGAGCCGGAAGAGCACGCGGCGGACGCCCTGCAGGTTCCAGTGGACGTTCCCCTGGGCATCGACGCGCCGCTGCCGGAAGTCCTTCGGCTCGAATCGGACCGCCTGGAAGAGCACGGCGCCGGCTTCGTCTCGGTAGTCGTATTCGGCGACGATCCGGGACTGCTGCCGGCGGGGCCTGGGGGCATCGTCGAAGAGGTCCTGCATGGTGAGTCCCATCGCGGCCACGACGTCGGCGGTGGCGCAGTTGGCCTTGCAGTTGAGGAGCACGCCCTTCTCGCCCTGGGCGATGGACAGGGAGGCCTTCCGGTCGTCGTGCGCGGGGCAACGGACCTGCCAGTTACTGCCCACCTGCCGGGCGTCCGGGAAGTGTTCCAGGACGCGGGCGAGGGCGCCGTACGCGCCCGCGGTCACTTGGTGGCACCGATGAAGCGGTGGAGGTTCGCGCGGAGCTGGGCGAGGTCCTGCCGGCCACGCAGGAGCATGGCCACGATGTCGGTCCGCCCGCGGATCTCGCAGGCGTCGATCGTGAGGGCGAACGACTCCGCGAGCAGGACCAGTGTGCTATCGAACTCCTGGAGGATCCCAGGGACAGGGTCCCTCGCCGGCGGGGGCTCGGCGTCGACCACGGGGACGATCACGCACGACCGCGGGCACCGGAAGTGCCACAGAGGGACGTACAGCCACCGATCCGCTTCCGAGTGAGAGTCCCTTTTCGACGTCTTCCGCTGACCACGCGACAATCCCCACCCCCTTGTTTCCTGCGACCACTGCCAGGAAGGCTTCCTGCCCCGGCGTCGGTTCCTCTCCCCTGGCCTTGCACTCGATGGCGAATCCGGTGCCGTCCGTGAGTCCTCCGATGAAGTCGACCATGCTGAGCTTCCGGTAGGCGCCGGGCGCGTAGACGCGACAGAACCGCACGTGGCGCTCGGAGCCGTCGGCGTTGCGGTAGGTGGCCTTCCCGCTGTTGATCCGGGCGAACCACGCGACGTCGGTGCGCGCGCGAAGCAGGGACCGGACGGCCGCCATGACCTCGCCCTCGGGCGTGCGGGCCTGGCGCCGCCGCTTGAGCGGGAGTTCCGGCTGGCGCGGAGCCCGCGGCGCCCCGTAGATCCTCTGGCCCACGTCCGGGCGCCCGTAGAGCTCGTGCGCGCGGCGGCCTTCGTCGTGGGTGATCCGGGTCACCGGCGGCGCTCCACGTACAGTGCAGGCTCCGTCACCACCGGAGGCCGGAACGTCCGCCACGGCCCGCGGGCCTGGCGCCGACACTCGGGCGAGCAGGTCTTGCGGTCGCCGAGCTGCCTGGGGACCGGGCCCCCGCAGACGGAGCACTTCTGCTTCGGCGGGGCGATGGGCGGGGTCACCACCGCCTCCTGTTCATCCACCAGGACAGGTCTCGGATCACTTCGGCGTTGCGAAGGTTCGCGCGGGCGTTGCGCAAGTTCCACGCGGCCACGAAGACGTTCCCGAGGGCGACGATGAAGACGATCCACTCCTTGCTCACAGCTTCACCTCCGGCGTGCACTGGTCGCAGTGGGTGTCCTGGTCGTTGATCTCCCAGCCGTGGAGCGACCCGCGGTCGACGCGGGAGCAGGCCTTGCACATGCGGTAGACGGTGCCGATCTCGTTGCCGTCCGGCTCGGTGTGGAAGTAGAACCACGGCCAGTCCCGGCCCCGGGCGTTCACGGTGACCTGGTACGGCCGGTGCTCGCTCTTGTTCCGGACGTGGAGCAGGAGCGCGACGCCGAGCACGACCACGCCGATGCTGGACAGTAGGCACCCGATCACGGCTTCACCTCCCTCACGGATCAATGATGATGACCTGCATCGCCGCGGTCCGGGTGTAGTCCGGCACGCCGCACGCACCGAGCAGGCAACCGAGCAGGAACGCCAGGAGCAGCCAGCGGGTCATCGGGCCACCAGCCGATCCCGGCGCTCACGGAGATCCTCCAGCTCGCGCTCGACGTCCCTGATCCACCGGTCAACGGTGCGCAGCTCGCGCCGGCGGGCGGCGTCGGAGTCGGCGCGGAGGGTACGGAGCCATTTCATCACGACAGCACCTCCTTGGTGATCAGGATCAGTCCTACCCACATCGCCGCGCCGAGGAGGCAGCAGCAGAGGGTGGAGATCAGGGCGGCGCGGGTCACTTCAGCACGTCCCGGTAAAGCTCCGCCGCAGTGGTGAGTGGGTTGTCCCCCATCAACAGACCTGTTCCGATGAACATCGCGATAACGAATGCACAGATACACACGAACAGTACGATGGCCCTCTTCCACCCCTCGATCTTGACCACCCACGCGAACAGCAGCACAGACGGGGCCGCGACGATGCACACGCCGATGATGCGGAGTAGTTCGCGGCTCACGCCCGGGCCTCGCGGTAGGCGCGGACGGCGGTGCAGATGCCGCAGCCGCATGGAGTATCGAACGGGCCGAACTCGTCTCCTGCGTGGTAGTCGGCCAGCTTCTCGGCTTGCTCCACCACCGCGAGGAGCGGGGCGAGGCCAGTCTTGTGGCATGACGGGCACGGCGGCTTGTTGTCGCACGCATCCCACCCTGCGCGGCCGCTGGCCTGCTCCTGCCTTCCGCATGACTTGCAGACGCGCATCGGGTACTGGAGTCCATCGTTGTACCCGGTCACAACGAAGTAGAACCAAGGCTCACCCACGGGGCACCTCCTTGCCGTCGAGGGCGGCGAGGGCGGCATTGAGGTCCAACTCCTGCTGGGTCGCGTAGTCATCACCATACCCGGATCTCCGGCGGATCTTCAGTACCACACGAGTCAATTCCGCCACCCGCTCCAGCGCGGCGATCTTCTGGTCCCTTTCCGCCAGCCCCTTCATCGCGCCACGGTAGGTTTCCAATTCCGCCACGTAGTTGCGGTTCTCATCCTCCAGCGCGGCGAGACGGGCGGCATCGGCTCTGCGTGCGGCGCACAGGCTCTCGATGTCACGGGTCCGGAGTTCAATGGTCTTGTTCAGGCGCTCGATCACCTGCTCCATCCTCGCCATGGGTTCCCGGTAGATCCCGCACGCCGGGCATGGCACCGCGAACCCCACGCGTTCCGCCACGAACCGTTTGATCAGGTCCCGGATCTCCTCGAGCGCCCTCGTGGTCCGGGCCTCCGGGGACCGCTCGGATCCGTGTCTCGGGTAGCTCATGCCACCGCCTGTCATGACTGCTCCTGCGCATCGCGGTGGACGTTCATGGTCAGGATCCTGTCAAGCTCCTGGACGAACTCGGACGCCATCAGGCGCATGGACGCGACGCGGGTCGGGTCCGACGAGAACTGCTGGTACTTCTCCCGCAGAATCTCGATGGACACGCGCCTCTTCTCCGCCGCGGCCTTGTGTGATTGGTCACTCGATGGGCAGTACATCTCTTCGTGCAGCAGGGCCATGCTCGCCTTGACTTCGGAAAGATCTGTTTCGCACTCTGCGATTGTCTGGATCAGCCTGATCTTTGTCCTGTTCAGCTCGTTCCACTGCTCACGGGAGTGCCATCCGCGGCCGTTCATCTCTTCCTTGAGCTTCACCAGTTGCAGTTCTGCGTCCTTCTTGGTGCGTGCCAGAGCCAGCCTCTTGTTCGCCATCTCGGCGCGCCTAGTGTGAATCTCTTGTTTGCGCCTGAGTGACACGTCAAGGTTCCCGTCTGAATTAGTCACTTCACCTCCTGGGCCCGCGCCTCGAGTCGGCGCCGGGCCAGCGCCAGTCGGTAGTCGTACTCCAGCCGCAGCCAGAACTCCGGATCCCGTCCGAGCACGCGGCTCAGTCGGATGGCCGTGTCGGGCGTGATCGCGGTGCGGCCGTTGGCGATCTTCCAGGCGCCCTGGTAGCAGCGGCCCATCCGCCGGGAGAGTTCCAGCTGCGTCATGCCGAGCTCCGCGAGTGCCTGGAGAATCGCGTCGGCCGGTCGGGTGGGGAGAGCCCGGGGATTTCCCGGCGCCGGCAGGGCAAGTGTCGACAGCTCTCCCCGTGAATCCGAGCAGGGCAGAGGGTCTCCTTGCCCGGGGGCGCTTGAGTCCGCCGCCCTGTCGATAGCGTTTGGTCCGGACGGGCGAGGCGAGGTCAGTGCGCACCTCGTGGGCAAATCAGGCGCCCCGCCCGTCCTCGGTTGCTGCCCAGCCGCCCGGCTTGGCTCCGTCTGGCGCCGGAGGTGGTAACCGCCGGGCACGCCGCTGGGCAACTCGTTCATCGCGTCACCTGCGGGGCCGGCCGCTTGGCGACCAGTCGGTGGCACTCCACGCAGACGATCAGCACCCGGCCCGCGACGGCCACGTGCACCGCGGCCGGCCGCTTGCAGCCGGGCACCTGGCAGGGATCAGGCTTCATGGCTGCGATCCTTCGGGATGGGAAGCTGGCCGAACAGGCGGCGCCACAGCGGAACCCGTTGGATGCTCCTTTCGCTCTCGACGCCGAAGAACCGCACCAGGTCGATACGACCGGGCCGGGTCTTTGCGACCTTCGAGCAAAACTCGGTGTCCTGGTGGATCAGCCGCATCGCCGCGTTGATGTTCACCGGGGGATTGCAGGCCCGGCACGCCTGCCCGACGGACAGTCCTTTGCCGATTCCGGAGAGCAACTGCCGGCGCGACCTGCCGGTGAGATACCGCTGACTCACGCCTTCACCTCCGCGGCCGCCTCAACGAGGCGCGCCGTGCCCGATTCCACCCAGAACGCATGAAAGCCGGGGCGAGAGGTCGCCTTCGGCTGGTCCGCGGTGGCGATCACCACCACCGACTCGATCTCCTCGGGGAGCCCCTTGAGGACCGCCTGCAGGGCCTGCTTGCCGGACGCGTCGAGGATCTCGCTGTCGTCGATCACCAGCGGCAGGCGCAGCTTCGCCGAGACCGCAGCCGCCAGGGCGAGCCCGAGGCGCAGCCGCTCCGACGTCGACAGGTTCTCCGGCGGGAGCGGCCGGTCCGTGCCCGCGCGGATGACCTGCAGCTCTACGCCCTTCGCGCCGGCGGCGATCTCGATCCCGTACTCCCCGCCCGTGAGCATATGGAGGATGTAGTTCACGTCCACCGAGAACAGGCCGGACGCTTCCGCGACGATCCGCGACGGCAGGCCCTTCGGCTCAAGCAGGCCGACGATTCCCTCGAGGACCGCGACTTTCGCTTCGAGGTCCCGGACCGCCTGCACGTCCGCGGCGCGGGCCTCTTCCTGGGCCGCGACCAGCTTGTCCTCGGCGAACTTCTCGCGCTCGAGGTCCAGCTTCCACTCGGCGTCGGCGAGCTCGTCCGCGGCGGCCTGCGCGGCTCCTTCCACGTCCCCGATGTCGTCGATCCGGGCCTCGATCTCGCAGCGCCGCTTGGCCAGCGCCTCGAGGCGACCCGTGCCGGCTCCCCGGGCCTCGGCGGCCCGCAGGTTCGCCGCCTGGAGCGCGTGCTCGATCTCCGCGGCCTGCTTCCGGACGGTCGAGACCACGGTCCGCTGGGCCTCGTATGCGGTCGCGGCCTTGGAGTGCGCCTTGACCGCCTTGGCCTCGGCGGCCTTCAGGTCCGGGATCCGCGCCTTCCGGGCCTCGAGGGACGCCACGGAGAGCGGGCACTCGGCCGGCGCGTGGATCGACGGGCACTGGACGCTGCCCCCGGCGGCGGCGCGCACGGCCTCGGTGGCGGAGACCAGATTCGATAGCGCGGCCTCCACCTTCTTCCCCAGGGCGGCGAAGTCGGTCTCGGCCTTGTCCTTCTCGACGTGGGCCTTCTTCAGCTCCACCTCGAGCTCCACGGGCGACCCGCCGACCGCGAAGACCAGCGACGGCTGGGCCGACACGGTGGAGGTGCCCAGGGAGTCCATCTCCGCGGAGATCTTCCCCTGCTCCTCGACCAGCCGGACCAGCTCGTCAGCCTTCGCCTTGAGGTCGGCCGCGACGGTCCGCTTCTGCCGGGCCTCCGCCTCGAGGGCCAGCACGCGCGCGTGCGTCCGCTCGAGGTCCTCGGGCTCCGGGACCGGGCGGGTGGGGATCTCTCCCACCCGGCCCCGGGCGGCCTCGAGGTCGCGTTTGAGGTCGCGGCGCTTCTCGTAGACCCGCTTGTAGGCGCTCTCGAGCTGCGCCGGCCCGATCTCGGGTCCGTCCTTGGCCAGCCCGGCGGCGAGGGCCCGGCAGACGGCCTCGGTGGCGCCTTCCGCGCGGGCCAGCTCGCACACCTGGTCGATCGACAGCGGCGGGCAGATGAGCCGGGAGAGCAGGGCGCTCCGGGTCTTGCCGTCCACCGTGAGGAGGTGCGGAACGTCCAGGCACGCCTCGACGAGGTCGGCGTTCAGCGGGGGCGCGACCGCCTCCTGAGTCTTCCCGCCGGACCACTCGCGCCGGCAGACGAGGCCCGTGCCGTCGTCGGCCAGCATCTCGAGGCGGACCCGCATGGTGGACGCCCCGACCCGCACGAGGCGCTCAGCCCCGCGGCCAGCGGCATCGGTGGAGCGGGCGCGCCCGGTCATGGCGTAGAGCATCGCGTCGCGGATGCTCGATTTCCCGGCCCCGTTGCGGCCGGTGACCAGGTTGATCCGGGCGAACTCCATGTCGATCTCGGAGAGGCCCAGATAGTCCTTGGCGATCAAACGCGTGATTCTCATGGCGCACCTACCAGTCGATGTCCGCCCCGGCGGCCGGAGCGGCGGGTGGAGGGGTCGCGGGACGCGGGGACGCGGCTCGCGGGGCGCCTCCGTTGCCACGGCGGGAGGGAGCGGCCGGGGCCGCGGAAGCGTCCTCGGTGACCTCGCCAGTGACCGGGTCCACGCCATCGGGAACATCGGTGGGCGCGTCGGCCGGACCGCGCGGGGAGTCGCCGCGCGGAGCCTCGTCGTCCTGGGTGACCATGACGCGGATGCAGTCCACCTGCTCCCCGAACGCCTCGCACTGCGAGGGGAACAGGACGATCTTCTTGCCCACCCAGTTGTTGGTCTCGGTGCCGTACATCTTCGCGATCGACTTCGCGTTCGTCTTGTTGACAACGAACATCTTCTCTTCGCCCTTGCCCTCGCGCTTCCGCTTCTCCATCTCGACGAAGTGGATGACCGGCTTGCGCTCGGTCCCGCGGTTGGTCTTCAGGTCCTCCACCGCCAGCCTCGAGATCGTGAGCGCAACGCCGTCCTTCCCGGTCTTGCGCATCGCCTCGATCAGGTCCGCGGCCGAGATGTACTTGTTCGGGAACAGGAGTCGAATATCCACGTCACACCTCCAGTCGAACGCCGCCCACGGTCAACGTGAGCGGGCCCTCGTCATCAGCCTCAGCAGCCCGCTTGTACTCAAACGCGGGAATATCGATCGTCTGCGCGGTCTTCAGGTAGCCGGGCCACTGGCCGGTGAGCAGGCACTCGCCGTAGGTCGCCAGCGCGGCCTTGTACTTCGCCCGGCCGAGCTCGAGGGCCGTGTCGGCCAGCGTGTAGACGGCGCACTCGTACGGGGGCTCCTTCTCGAGCGCGAGGAACGCATACGTGTCGATAGACACGCCCAGCGCGGCGAACACGTCGAGGTAGAGAGCCGCGGACCAGTGGTACTTGAACGCCGCGATGGAGCGGCCGAACGCCTCGGGGCTGGCGTCCAGCGTGCTCTTGAGGTCGACGATCATCCCGGCCCGCTCGAGCAGCGCGTCGGCGCGGACCTTCACCAGGACGCCGTCGATCTCGGCCACGGCGCACACCTCGAACCCGTCGGCCTTGGCAATGAGCTTGGAGGCGATCGGGTGTTCCCGGACGGTCAGCTTCACGCCCTGGCACGCGTCCCACGCCTCTTCCTTGAGGGCGATGAAGCCCTGGGCCTCGATGAGCTCGCGGGCCTCCTTCACGGCCTTGGTCCGGCCGTCCCCCGGCGGGCGCATCCGGTACGTCCGCTCGAAAAGCTCCGGCTCCAGCACGGCCGCGTGGATCGCCGTTCCGAGTTCCATCGCCTCGGTCGGCTCGCTGGGGTGCTCGATGCGGTACTTGGCGTGCCGGGGCGAGCGGGCGATGTCGGCCAGCCGGGAGGCGCTGGCGCAGTCCCAGGACAGGTACTCGGCCATCGGGACGTCGTGGTAGATCCCGGCCCCAGGGCAGAGAGCGGCTTCAGCCGCGGCGCCGGTCACGACCGGCTCCCGTAGACCGCCTCGTGGAGCTCGGCCCGCGCGAGGATGCAGTCGTTGTGCTCGGCGTGCTGGGCCGAGTCGTTGAGGTCGTGGATCACGCCGTGCTTGCCGCAGGAGCAGATGGGCTCGGCGTGGATGGCCACGCAGCCGAACTCCCCGCACGCGCACGGGCTCGCGGGGGCCGACTGGGGCTCCGGGGCCTGCGTCATGCGGCCGAGCAGCTCGCCGATGCGCTCGTGCGCGGCGCCGACGGCCACAGTGGACGCCAGGGCCATGTTGTAGTTGCCGGAGCGGACGGCCTTGCGAACCGTCTCGTTCGCCCGGAGCGCCTGCTCCAGGTGGTACTGGATGGTCTCCGCGTCGTGGATGCTCAGGAGGATCGACCGGACGAGGCTCTCGGCGGTCGGGACCGGCGGTCGGACCGGTGGAACGTGGAACTGGTTCATGGGGTTACCTCCAGCGGCCCGGTAGCGCGAGCCGCCCGGGAGGTCTAGGCTTTGCGGGGGACCGACAGGCTCGCTACAACCTGCCGGTCCCGCTGGCGGGTTCCGATCGACGGGGCGGTCGCTCCGGCGTCGGCTCCCGTTCCGTGGGCCTCGGGCGCTGACACGCCCGGGGCCTCACTGTCGATACCGAGCAGCCGCTCCAGTTCCAGGAGCAGCGCCCAGCCCATCGCCCCGATGCCGGGGCTGGAGTAGAGCCGGTCAGCGGGAGGCATCCCCGCCCCCTCTCCGACCGGACATAGGGGCCGCTGCGGAAGCACGAGCTGAACGCTTCTTGCCAGTCGCGTATTCAGCAAGCACCGCCAACAGCGGCCCCTCACAAACCTCCTGGAAAGTCAGCCCGCCCATGGCGAGCGCGGCCTTGGCCTTCCGATGCAGTTCCTCCGGGACCGCGATGCTCACGCGCCGGAGTGTCTTTGTGGCCGTGTTGCTCATGCCACTAAGATACTCGGCCACTTGGATCGGAGTCAATAGTATTTTTTAGTTCCTTTTTTCCTACGCCGGGAGTACCTTGTCGGGTGCCAGTCGCGGAACGGGTGAGGGGCTCATCCGTCACGGTGAACGCAACGACAAGGGGAACGCATGCCGCGGACACTCACGGTGGTGCTCGAGTACCGAAAGGGGAGCGGTATTTGTATGAGTAAGACGAAGGGAGCGAAGAAGATGGACGAGAAGACACACGCGATAAACGTCAAGCTCCAGATGACGAAGGAGGAGTACCTGGAGATGAAGGCCGACCTCACCCGCCGGGGCATCCACATGGTGGACTTCGTGACGAAGGTTGTCCGGGAAGCGTGGGAGGAGAAGGAGAAGGAGTGGGAGAAGGAGGACTGACCATGCGCGCCCTGCTCGTGATCCTCGCGGCCGTGACGCTGCTAGGGCTGGGGTGCGGAAGCCCCGACAAGCCCGAGGACAAGTCCATGGGCGTCGCGCCCGAAGGGGCCGGTGTTGTCCGCCACGACGAAGGCGGGGTTTACTTGGAACAGGCCCTCGTCAACGGTGGCCCGGTCGCTGCCTGTGAGGTCTCGGCTGAAATCATATGGGAGGGCCAGCCGTACATCGGGACTACTGGGATGCTCCTCCCGAACGAGCGCCGGAAGGTGAAGATTTACTGCCCAACTCTCTGGCCGAAGGACCCGCTTCCGAAGGTGGACTGCTTCGCCCATCCGTGCCCGTGACCAGGGCCGGCTGCTACCTCCGCGTCTCCACCGACGAACAGGCGGAGAAGGCCAAGTCCATCCCGGACCAGCTCGCGGCCTGCGAGGCGGCGGCCGGCGGCCCGTTCGCCGTGGTCGACCAGGACCCCGGGATTCCCGGGTGGGTGTGGCCCCGGCCGGGGATGCTCCGGCTCCTCGAGGCGGCCCAGCGCGGGGAGATCACCGAGCTCTGGGCGTGGGACTGGAAGCGGATCGCCCGGGACGCGGACCTCAAGGGCTACCTCACGACCATGCTCCGGCTGGCCGGCTGCCGGATCCGGGTGGTCGACGGGGCCGGGGCGTCGGCCCTCGAGGTGAACATTCGCTCCGCCATGGCCCAGGAGGAGACCCGTTCCACGCGGGCCGCGGTCCGGCGCGCGATGCACTCCCTCGCCCGCGACCGGAAGAATCCCGGGGGTCGCTCGGTCTTCGGGTACCGCTGGGAGGCCGGCCAGCGGGTGATCGTGCCCAGCGAGGCTTCCCGCCTGGTCGCCGCGGTGGAGGCCATCGAGGCCGGCGAGTCCGCGGCCAAGGTCGCCCGGGACCAGGGGCTTTCCAACAGCCGGATCTACGACGTGCTCCGCTCCCCCGTGATCGCGGGCGCCTACGTCTACGGCCGGACCCGCGTTCCCGAGGAATCCACCAGCGCCCACGCCCGGCTCAAAGGCACGGAGCCCCTCGTCTTCGAGTGGGGCGCCCACCCGGCGATCATCGAGCGGGCGCGCTGGGAGGCCCTGCAGGCGCTCCTGGACAGCCGGACGCAGCAGAAGTCCCGGTACGGCACGCTGGCCCTCACGGGGCTCCTGCAGTGCCGGTGTGGGGGCCCCGGAGAGGTGAGCACCGTCTGCCGGCCGCGGTACACCGACCGGTGGTACCTCTACCGGTGCCGGGACTGCGGTTCCTCGTGGAACACCCGGGGGTGGGTGGCGAGCATCGTCCGCTCGGTGGCCCGGTACTGCGCCACGCCGGAGGTCGCCGCGCGGATCGCCGCCCACGCGAACGCCGGGAACCGCCGGACCCCCGACGCGGCCGAGCTCGGCCGGCTGGAACGGGCTGAGCGGGCGATCATCGACCTTGCCTCGGACGGCACGATTGACGCCGGGGAGGCCCGCCGCCGGCTGGCCCCGCTCCGTGCGCAGCGGCCACGGCTGGAGAGCGATCGCCGGGGCGTACGGCCGGTGACGGCGGCAGAGGTCCGATCGCGCCTCCTGCGCGTTGCGGCGGTGTTGGAGTCGACGGCTGGCCTGCCGGACCTCGAGCACGCGGCCCGCCCGGCTTTGCGGCTGGCCCTGCGCCGGATCGTTCCGACGGGTCCGGGAGAGGCGGATCTCACACTGCGAACGGACGATGCTACGCCCTCGCAGGTGGCGTTGCGGACAGCGTCGCAGGTGGCGTCGCAGGCGTTGCAGCACCTATCCGAACGCGGAACGCGGTCCGGGCAGGTCCTGCGTTGGAGACTGGAGGGCCCCCGGTGCCGGCGGTAAGATGCTTCGGCTGGGGCCGGTGGCTGACTGCAGTTGTCCGGATGCCGTCCCTGCCCCCGTGGATCATGCTGGCCCTGGCGCCCCCGGGGGGCCTCCGGCGCCGTGCGGTCCGGTGCGAGTTCCGGGGACGGATCGACGAGGACGCGGTCGCGGGGCGGGTGTACGTCTACGAGGCGGACGAACCGACAGGTAACACCCCGTAACACCGAGCCCGCCGGAGTCTCCCCCGACGGGCCCGGGTGCCCGCATGCTCGAGCTGGTACGCAGAGCCTTCCCTCGCAGTCTCTACCCTACACGATTGAGGCCCGCCCCCGGGGGTGACAACGAGACCCGTGGGGCAGCCGGAGCCGCCGGGAGGGCGTGCCGTGGCGAGGGCGGGCCGTGGTTACTGCGTCGGCCGCGGTCCCGACGGGCGGTTGATCGCATCGGTGTTCTGCTGGATCGCGTCCCGCGCGCCCCACGCCGCGACCACGGCCCCGACGATGGCAGCCACCTCGGCCCACGGGATCGGCTGCCCATTGGACATTGCTCCGCCCACGAGGGCCGCAATTCCGCCCACGCCAGCGATCAACGCTCCCCACTTCGTCTTCCCGATCTTCATTGGATGCTCCTTCCCGCGGGCGTAGGCCCGCCACAAGCGCCACAACAGGCGCACCTCACTTACTCGCACGCCAGCCCCGGCAGCAGCGGGTACAGTTCCCGCGCCAGCACCCGCCGGCGCGCGTCGTCCACGATCACCACGGGCCGCAGCGAGAGCCGCGCCTCGCCGGACCCGGCGTGCTCCATCGCGTACCCCAGGCCGCCCAGCACCTCCAGGGGACCCGCCTCATCGGCAACCGACGGCTCCGCGAGACACTCAACGGCACCTCCGCAGTCCCGGACCAGCACGGGCAGGGTCCGGCACTCCCACGCGCCATAGGTCCATTCGTCCCGGTGGCACCAGCGGACCGCCCAAGAAGCGCTGTCGCCGACGGTCGCGGCCCACGAGGCGTGGTCAGCGGCGATCGCTCCCTGCACGACCACGCAGGCGGCCTCGAGGCGGCCCGCCAGCGGCCGCGCCGGGTTGCCCCCGAAGAGCAGTGCCAGGACGCAGAGGGCGGTCGCGAGGCTCACGGGGTTTCCTCGGCCAGCGGCAGCCACGCCGGGTCCCGGCCGGCCCGGATGTCCTCGAGGGAGATCGGTGCCTGGGCGTGGCCCATGTCCACGGGGTCCTTCCAGCGGCCGCCCCAGGTGAACCCGACTTCCTCGAGGACCTCGCCCAGCTGCATGTACACGAGCTCGTCGGCCCGGGACTTCCCGTCGAGGAGCCGGCCGGAGATCGTGTCCTGGAGCAGGAAGTCGACCGCGAAGGCCGGGACGAAGTTGTGGTAGCTCGCCCCGAAGGCCTTCTTGCTGGCGCCCGCGGCCAGCGCCTTGGCCTGCCCCTTCGGCCCGCGGTAGGTCTGCGTGATCACCGGCTCGTAGCGGCGCCCGTAGCGCGCGTGGTAGCGGGCGAAGGCCTCCCGCAGGCGCTCCCGGGTGCTGCGTTCCAGGCTGAGCAGGTCGCGCTCGGGGTTGCTCATTGCAGCATCTTCTTCATGGCCTCGACGATCAGGCCCACCCCGAGAAGCTGGATCAGGGCCATCGCCCCGATCGCCTGCCAGCGCCAGGCCTCGACCTTGCGCATCCTGCCCTCCATGTCGGCCCAGCGGGTCTCGCACATCCCGTCCGGCCCGTGGCGCTGCTCCAGGGTCGCGACCGCGTGCTGCAGCTCGCCCTGCTTGATCTTCCCGTTGCCGTTCTCGTCGGTGGGGGGCATCAAACCTCCGCAGTGTTCGCTCTGGCCCTAGTCGATGTACCTGCGAGCCGCCCGGTAGCAGATCTCCTCGTTCACCAGCACCGGGTCCTCGGGCTCCCACACGTCCGCGCGCGCCAGCCCGCGCTCCAGCATGGTCTGCGTGAGGCCCGGCTTAACGACGATCACCGTGCCGGCCACCTGCGCCGGCAGTCCGGCGAATGTGGCCAGCCGGATCGTCCTGGTCTTGACCCCGAGGAACGACCCGATCGTCTCGCCCCCGTACGCATCCACGGTCACCGGATCCGGCTGCAGCGTCTGGATCACCTGGTCGTTCGCGTCGACGAAGCGGAGCACCGCTCCGGTCATGTTGCGGATGGTCGCCATGGGGCCCTCCCTACTGCCGGACGATGAAGAAGTCCAAGACCTTGTTGTCCGCGGCCGACGGCCACGTGGTGACCACCAGCGAATCCGTCTTGGTGCTGAGCGTCAGGGTGGACGGGGCCGCGCCCACGGTACCCATCACCACTCTGTCCCCGGCCCGGGCGCCGGCCACGTACTTGCTCCCGGTGCGGTCCCCCCAGAGCGTGCGGGTGGTCTTCAGGGCTACGGTGTCAGCGACCATGAAGACCGGCAGTTTCGGCGCGGTACTGACAGCGAGGGCGTTGATGCTGTAGGACACCGTCTTGCTGGCACCATCCGAGAGCACCAGGGACGCGGCACGCCCGTTCGTGCCCAATTTCAGGTACCCGCTGTAGGGGTTCCACGCACCGAATCCGCAGGCTGAGTCCGTGACCGCATCCCCGATGATGGTCTTCGCCCCGTTGAAGTTCATGGTTCCCGAGGCGGTCAGAGTCGCGAGGATGGAAGAGCCCGTCACCGTCAACCCCCCGTCGACGGTCAGCCTGTCCGACGCTCCCCCGCTTCCGATCTTGCCGCGGTGCTCCCACCAGCCGCCCTGGACCGCGTGCATCGAGTCGGCGTTCATCTCGGCCAGGGCCGTGATATAGGCCTCCGACACGATCTCCCCGAGCGAGTAGACCGAGTCGGTCAGCAGCTGCCCGATGTACCCGGTGGCCACGTAGACGGAGTCAGCGAACGCCTTCGTGGCGACGGATCCAGTGCCCGGGGCCAGGCCGGGCCCGAACAGCGGCACCGCGTCCATGCCGATGAGGGCGGAGTCGGTCCCCGTGGTCTCGATGAACATGTAGGTGTCCGTCGAGTCGGGAACGAAGCACCACTGCTTCTTCGGCCCTCCGACGTAGACGCAGGCCTTCTTGCAGGCCGCCGTGTCGCCGTCCGCCTTGTAGCCCCAGATGGTCGCGTTGGAGCTGGTCAGTACCTCGGTGCCGCCGCTGAGGGTGGTCCGGGAGGCCGGGAAGTAGAACTTCGGGTCCTTGATCGCCCCCGCTGAGGTCGTCCAGGCGAGGAGCATGAGGAGAGTCAACAGCCGCTTCATCAGGCCTCCGTGTCCAGTCCGGACATGTCGCCGGCGATGCCGGTCGGGTTCCAGTCCTCGCCCACGATCTCCGGGATGAAGACCGCCGTGATTGCCTGGGTGATCGCGCCCCCGTCGGACCGCTGCTCGTTGGCCGTGCACATCCAGGTCAGCTGGGGCCACGTCGTCCCGGCCGGCCAGTAGGGGGGCTTGAAGCCGTAGCGGTCCGCCAGGTCGTTGTTCAGCTTGAAGTACATGCCCGGGTAGAGGTCGTGCAGGAACGCCGTCGAGGCGAACCGCAGGAACCGCGCGGCGCGGGAGTCCCGGGCCAGGTGGAACATCCCCACCATCGTGGCCACCACCGGGGTTTCCACGTGCGGCAGGGTGAGCTTGCGGGTCAGCTGCTCCCCGTACCGCGCCACCGAGGCCACGCACAACTCGACCGGGGTGAGGGCGCTCTCGCCCGGCATCAGGCCGCCGAACCCCCACTGCACGCCGGTCCCGTCGTCGGATCCGGCCGCGCTGCAGGTCGCGACGTGGTTCCCGCCCGCGCCGTAGGTGATCTCGATGTTGTTGCAGACGGTGGAGGAGTCCGCCTCGGACACGTCGATCTGGGGCATCCCGTCCCGCGAGAGCACGTGCCGGTCCACGTCGATCTTGTACGCGGAGGAGCCCCCGTAGTACTGGTAGGGGTTGCACAGCGAGGCCGGGTACCAGTGGCAGAACGTGTACTTCCCGGACGGGAGCCGGCGGACGCGGAGGTCCATGCAGTCGGCGCAGAGAGCCTCGATGGCCTGCTCGGTCGTCTGCTGCGAGGTGAGGTTGAAGAGCATCGACCACTTCTGGTTCCCGGACGCGCCCTTGTACCAGATGCGGAGCAGGGCCCGCGCCCAGTCGTAGGACCCGAAGGCGTTGCCCTCGGTGATGTAGGCGGTGGTCTCCCCCGCGTAGTCGTTGAGCAACAGGCGCGCGAACTCCAGCGGCTCGGTGAGGTTGTCGCCGACCACCCCGGTGTAGGTCCCGGCGTCGTCGTCCACGTAGGACGGGCGGGCCACGGAGCACCCGGACAGCTGCGTGATCCGAGGGGCATACCTGGCGGTCTCCCGGGTCTCCCCGCCGATCCGGACCGCGTCGGCCCCCGCGTTCGGACCGCGGGCACGCGCGTATCCCGCGGCGTCGAAGACCTTCCGCAGGTACCTCTCGTCCGTGGCCTTGGTGTTCAGCCGGCACCCCAGCACCACCGCCACGGCCATCACGTAGACCGGGTTAGCGTTGTTGTTGGTGATCCGGATCCGCAGCGGCTCTTCTTTGGTCAGGACTCCGGAGTACAGCGGGTAGTCCGGGTTCGCCCCCGAGTCGATCGAGTTGGTGAACCTGCCCTCGGCGAGCCGGGTGCCGCGCCAGCCGCGGTTGCCCACGATGTACCCGGACACTGAGCACGGCTGGTTGTTCTGGCAGAGCACGTACCCGGAACTCGGGGGGGTGTGCGTGCTCGCCAGCGCGCCGGCCAGGGCCGTCGCCCCCGCGGCGTTGACCATGTTCAGCGCGACCGTGCCCGCCCCGGGGGCCGTCCCTCCCGGCGGCATGACCAGGAGGGCGCAGATCTTGATTCCGACCGGCCGGCCCGCGCCCTCGTAGTCAACGAATCCAAGATTGCTGGTCCCGACATCGGTGCTGTTCCAGGACAGCGTGCCGTCCAGGTTGATCGACTTGAGCTCCCAGTCGACCGTCTGCCCGGGCAGGATCGTGCAGTAGGTGAGCGTGTTCCCGTCGCAGGCCTTGGCCGCGTTGCCGTACGGGTCGTCCACCGGCACCGGCACGCTCGGCATCATCACCCACGGGCGGGAGGACGAGGTCAGGACGTTGGCGACTCCGGAGTACACGGAAGTGGTCTTGAATATCCCGTCATAGGTCAGCGCCGCGGTCCGGTCCACCCCGTCGGTCCCGGTCCAGTTGCGGAAGACCAGTGCCTTGCCACCGGCCGACTCGAGGTAGGCGCTGTAGTAGTCGCCCGACAGCACGGCCAGCGACGACTTCTCGGTCCACGGGAACACCTCGACCCAGCGGTTGTTGGCGGACTCGTAGTGCCGGTTCGACCGGATCGTCGGCTGGGTCGGGACCTCGAGGCCGAGCACGCCGAGCTTGTACCGGAACCACTCGGTGCTCAGCGGAGTCACCATCCCCGGGATGCAGTCGCCCAGCTGCACCGGGAACACGGCGCCCCCGTTGTCCCGGTCGATGTTGTCCTTGTCGTTGGCGGGCACCGTCAGGCGCGACAGCGTGCTGGCCGGGATCAGGGTCAGCGAGGTCGAGCTGGTCTGCTCCACCTCGAGCGTGACCGTCAACCCGTCGCAGTGGGACGGGCACCGGACCTTGCCGAGGATCTGCGCCTTGACCTCGGAGGTCCCGTTCACGTCCGTGACCTCGAGGCGGACCCACGCGAACGCCCCGGCCCGCAGCTTGGGATAGTCCGCGGACAGGTCGGCCCAGGTCTCGTACACCTGGTCTATCCACGTCGCCAGCTGGTTGCTCCACACCTGGTAGGGACCGGCGAACATCAGCGTGATCGCGCAGCGCGATGGGCCGTTGTTGTCGTGGACCAGGTCCGAGACCGCGACGACCTTCGCCTGGTGCAGCGTGTCCAGCCGGACCTTGCTCCCGCAACTGGATAGGTAGAGCAGTTGGTACCACTCACCGGACGAGTCCAGCCAGTACAGGTCGACCAGGTAGGTCGCGGTGACGTCCAGCCGGTCGAGGACGCCCATCTAGATCCCCGTCGAGAGCGTCTGCAGATTGATCGACGCCGAGACGCGCCCGCCGGCCTTGACGATCTGGTAGTCGAGGCCCCCCATCGGCTGGCAGTACCAGGCGTCCATGAACGTCGCGGCCCCGGGGGTGTGCTCGTCGCTGGTCAGCCACACGCCCTTGGCCCAGCCGGGGTTGATGTAGACCCCTCCGCCCTGCGGGTCACTCGCGTTCTCGAAGCTGTTCCGGATGACCCACCACTCCTGGTTGGAGCCGTCGCGGAGGTCGCCCAGGTTGAGGCTGAACGTGTTCAGCGGGGCCGCCATGCGGGTGAGTTGCCGGAACCCGCCGACCGTCTTCACCGCGGCCGCGTCGGGCACGAGGGAGCGGCCGATCGGGTGGCGCACGCCACCCTCGTTTCCCAGGGTGAGGACGCCCCCGGTCCCGAAGGTGCCCTCGTGGTTGTACCCGTAGTCGCAGAGCAGGGAGAAGATCCCCGCGTAGGCCGTGCTGTCGCCGGTCAGGGTGAGCTTCCAGTACTTCCCCGAGTCGGCCACGTAGCTGGTGCTGAACGCGTACAGGAAGTCCTGGTTGAACGGGACCGTGAACGTCGCCAGCTGCGTCCAGTCCGTGGCGTTCTCGGAGTCGTAGAACGTGAGCGTGCGGCCCTTCCAGTTGTGGTTGGCCACCGCGAATGCCGTCACCGAGTGCGCGGCCCCGAGGCGGAAGTACAGCACCGGTGTCGAGGCTCCGGCGACCCAGAGCGTGGCCGGGTTCCCGTCCGCGAGGTTGGGCGCCGTGGCGGCTCCGCTCGAGGTGGTCCATCGCGCGGCGGCGTACTGCCCCCGCACCCGATCGACCGGCCAGAGTTTCCAGTAGCTCATCAGGCCCTGCCCGCGCGCCAGGCCATGGACTTCTGCGTGGCGGCCGACTTCCCGAACGCGCCGGCGAGGAACCCAACGCCGGAGAAGGCCCCGCCGGTCATGAGCGCGACCATCGCCCCCAGCGCGTTCTGGACGACCGTCTCCTCGAGGACGCTGCGGAAGTAGTCAGCGAAGCCCTTGGCCCCCTGCCGCATCGACTCGTAGGCACCGTCGAAGGCCTGGACCATGGAGTTCGCGAGCTCCTGGTTGTACTTCTTCGCCTCCCCGAGGGCGGAGGAACCCTCCCCGCCCGCGCCCCGGTCGAGGCCGAAGAATCGGCCGCCGCGGCCTGGCAGGTTCTGCCGCCGGGTGAAGTTGTCCATGTCCCGCTGCGCGAACTCGTAGTCGAAGGTGCCCAGCGGGCGGGGCACGGATCCGGGCACCCCGACCCCGGTGCCGGTAGCGGGATCGACCTCCCCGGGAGCCTTGGGGTAGGCCGTGACCGTGGTCGTGGGCATGAACGACACGGGCGTCGTGAGGGCGATCTTCAGGTCCCGGATGTGCTGCTCCAGCGCCTGCGCCTTCGCCTGCATCAGGATCACCTTGTCCAGGGCTTTCCGGTAGACCCCCTCGTCCAGGCTCCGCGCCTTGCGCGCCCAGTCCAGGTCCTGCTCCGCCGCGTACTTCTGCCGGTCCAGCTTGGCCAGTTCGGCCGAGGAGTCCTTCAGGTCGTTCCTCCAGGACTCCCGCTCCTGCGGGGACGCCTGGTAGAACGGGCTCTGCGCCTGCTTCAGGAGCTGCGCGGTCGCGGCTTCCGTCTCCTCCTTCAGCCTCTTCTGGTGCATGGCGAGCGCGCCGATGCCGGCGATGAGGAGCCCCACGCCCCCGAGGACCATGCCGGTCGTGGTGAGCATTCCCTGCATCGCCTCGGTGGCGATCATGAACCCCTGGGCCACGACCTCCGAGCTCACCCCCAGCCCGTTCATGGTCCCGGTCAGCCGGCTGCCGAACATCGCGTACCGGGCCAGCTTCTCCCCGCTGGTGGCGGCCGTGTTTCCGACCCGCTGGATCGACTGGTTGACCTGCTCCGCCGAGGTGGATCCGGTGGCCCCCATCGTCACGAGCTTCCCGGTGACCACGTCCAGCATCGTGACGATCTTCTGGGCGCCGCGCTCCACCCCGGCGGTCCCGAGCGTGGCCTCGATGAAGAGGTTCTGCGCCATCAGAACCCCGGCCGCATGTCAGCGCGGACCAGCCCGAGGGCCTGCCACTGCGCCAGGCTGAGGTCGTCACGCTCCATCGGCATCCCCCCCTCCAGGGCCAGCCCGATGCCCTTCAGGCGAAGGGTCTCGGCGTGCAGGCCCGCCTTGCGCCCGCAGGTCAGGCACACGCGCCCGTCCCACTGGCACTGGTCCGGCGTCGGGCACGGCCACTCGGGGCACAGGAAACGCGTGCTGTCCGCGATCTCCCCGTCCAGGACCTTCCGGTCATGCCGTGCATCCTCCAGGTCACGCGTAACCAACGACACGAGCTGTCTCGTCGCCGCGAAAGAACAACTGGTGCCCGACCACCTCCCAGTTCCGGCGCAGCAGCGCGGATTCCCGCAGCTGGTCCTTCCAGTCGTCGGGCAGGTCTCCGCTGCCGATCCGGGCCCCGCAGCAGAGCTCCAGCAGCTTCTCGTGGACCTTCCCGGGGACGTCCGACTTCTCCCCGGTCTCCACGGCCCGCAGGTAGTCGGGCTGGAGGGAGTCCCACCACGCGTAGTCGGTCGCGGTGGGCCCGTAGAACTCCAGGGTGATCCCCTGCACCTCGATCGGGACGCGGGGTACGAACATGTTGGGCACGGGGCCTCCTAGCAGTAGTCGACGTTCTCGGGGTTGACGAAGTAGGCCGCGATAGGCGCCGCGTAGGTCGGATACCCGGCCCGCGCCTCGAAGCTGTAGTCGTACCGCATGACGTCCGGGCCGGTGCCCCCGGACGGGCTCTCGAGCAGGGCGCAGAGCGGGAAGGTGATCATCCCGCCGCAGTTCGCAGTCTTCGACGCGATGGACATGGAGATCATGTACTCGCCCTGGGCCTCGTGGTCCGCGTCGGACGACAGGGACCGGAAGACCGCGTCGAACGCCGTCCCCTGCTTGACCTTCATCCGCACGGTCACGGTCCGGATTCCCGGCATGACCTGCCCCGCGTAGAGCCCGGTGCTCGAGCCGACGCCGGCCTGCCGCGACAGGGTGCCGTTGTTCGCCACCTCGAAGTCGAACGACTCGATGTAGGACGAGATGTCCGTGGCCCCGGTGTCCGCGGTGCCCCACGTTCCGACCGCGGTCCCCACCTCGCTCGTGCCGTCCCACGTGGTGGTCCCGGCCGTCGGGCACGACTGCATGAGGAACCGGCACATCGGTAGGGTGATGAAGTACGCCGGCTTGGTGAGGCCGCCCTCCGTGGGGTCCGCGGCCGCGGCCGACTTCCCGCTGCCCAGGAGCCCGACCTCGACGGTCGCGAACTCCTCCTCGATCCCCACGTGGAACTTGAAGTTGTCGACGCAGCAGCCGAGCAGCTGTCGGTCGTAGCTGGCGTCCGGGGTGGCCGTGGCGATGTGGTTCTCGACGGTCATGCCGCAGAGGAAGTCCGGCGTCTGCGGCCACGCCAGGGTGTGCCCGTACTTCCCGGTGAGGTCCACCGGGGTGTAGTTCCCGTTCATGGCCTTCGCCAGGAACATCGGGATGGTGATCTCCGCGGCCGGCAGGATGAGCCGCCCGGACATCGAGTATGACTCCGTGATGTGCTTGGTCCCGACGTCGGTGTTGATCCCGCTCGTCCAGCCCCCGCCCCGGATGACCTTCTTGGTCACGTCGAGGTGGCTGCCCTTCATCGCGTGCTCGAGGATGTGCGTCACCGCCGGGGACAGCGCCGTCCCGAAGGTGGTCTCCTTCAGGGCGTTGACGTAGAGCCGCCGGCCCTGCCCGGTCTTCAGTCCTGCAACGGTAGCCATTCGATCCTCCTAATCGGTGTGAACCACCGTCACGCGGACGGTCCCGATGCACTCGGCCAGGTACGGGTTGTCCTCCCCGCCCACCGTCGCCGGGTCCACCTCGAACGAGCCGATGAGCACCTGGCAGTTGCTGGATCCCCAGACTTCGCCGTGCTTGCCGATGATCGCCTTGCACGAGAGGTTCGCCATGTCCTGCGCCAGCTTGCGACTCTCCACCGCCGTGTTCTTGTCGCAGAGACACCTGAGCCGGATCTCGTGCTCCACGCCCAGCGTGCGGGTCATGATCCAGGAGGCCTTGCCGGTCATGGCCGACACGCCGATGTACGGCATCTGGAACGCATTCCCGGCCCCGTCCACCTCGTAGAGCTCCGGGGGACCCCCGTCCGGCTGCGGCTTCTCGGTCTCGATGACCTTGATGTTGAGGGAGTACATGGTGCCCGACTCCCCCTTCTCCGCCAGGAGCAGGGTCACCACGGCGTCCTCGAGCTCGTGGGCGTAGTTAACGAAGGTGGTCAATACATGCCCCGACGCTGGTTGAAGTTGTAGCCCAGCGTGTTCAGCCACTTGATGCAGAACCGTTCCATCGCCTGCTGGTCCTCGGGCAGCTTCCAGAACAGCGGGTTGCGGTTGTGCCCGCGGAGGATGTGCTCGGCGTAGACCGGGAGATCGCCGCCGATCGTGAGGGCCAGCTGTCGGTTGCGGATGCGGTTGGTGAAGACCGGTCGGGCCGTGAGGATCGCGCCCTTGAGGTTGCCCGTGTCCATGTTCTCGATGCTGGTCTGCTTCACCCGCTTGCCGCTGGGGCGCTTCTTCCCCAGCACCATCCCGCCCTTGCGGTTCCGGGTGACGGGCTTGAAGAGCCGGTTGTTGCGCAGGCGCCGGCCGCGGAAGTACTGGAACCGCCCCCTGATCGCCCGGTTCTCGTCGCCGTAGAAAACCCCGGAGAGCTTCGGCACGTCGCCCCACGCGGGCACGCGCATCCCGTCGATCTTCCGGCGGTACTGGTCCTTCATCGGGGCCCAGCGCTCGCCCCGGAACGTCCCGCCCGACGCCGTGATCTTCGACCACTCCGCCAGCACGCGGGCCTTCCAGTCCTGGTAGAACCAGGTGAGCGGGATCTCCTGGCGGTTCCCCTCGGCGACCAGCCGGGCGACGGCCACCCGCACGGACTCGTCGTCGATCCTGATCTCGAAGGTGCCAGGCATCACGCCCGCACCAGCACGACCGTGTCGTGCCCCGGGGGAGCGTCGATCTCCCGGCGCTTCAGGTGGGAGTAGTCGTAGCTGACGTGGTCGTCCTCGACGATGGCCGGGTTGACGATCCGGAGCATCCAGCCGCGGTGCTCTCCGCTGTAGTAGGCCATGTAGTCGGCGCCGTTACGGTAGTAGGTCGAGCCGGCCTGGTTGGTGACCACCACGCTCTCCGGCACGATGTCCCGAGGGGCGCACGCGAAGTAGTGCTCATCGGCCAGCCCGACCGCTCCCAGCGAGATGTCCTCGTTGGCCACGCTGGACAACGGGACCTGCACCGGGAAGTTGTCGTCCACGAGCTCGTCGAGCATCAGCCTGGCGTTCTCGCGCAGGGTGTTCGCCCAGTTCACAGCGTGCCGGTTGCTCGGTCCCAGCTGCATCAGCGACAGGTAGACCGCGTACATCTCGCAGGCCTTGCGGACGATCTCGGGCGTGACCGGGTTCGTGCTCGTGATGTCCGGAAACGGCCAGTACTTCGGCGACAGACGGGAATCCACCCACGAGGTCGCCGCGGCGATGATGGACGTGAACGACGAGATCGCATGGCCCGTGGGCAGCTGCGGGGTGATCGTCGAGCTGGAGCAGTAGACGGCCACGGCCTACGGCTTCCGCCCGCCGAGGCTGGAGGTGTCCTTGGGGTCGCGCTTCGGCAGGGGGGCCGGCAGCCCGGCCTCCTTCCACTCCGCGATCGGCTCCGGGGAACCCGTCTCCTCCTCGCGGATCTTGCGCCACCCCCCCTGGCTCAGGCGCCGCAGCGCCAGGGCCATCGGCATGTCCTTCGGTCTTCCGACCAGGGTCTCCTCGCCCGTCTGCGGGTTACGGGCGACGCCCTGCAGCCACCAGATCCTCATGCGTCACTTCCTTCCTAGGAGACCTCGTCCGCCTCGTTGCAGATCCGGAACGTCAGCGGGATGCCGCCGATGTCGATGCCGGGGATGAACCAGCGCTGGTTGGCGTCGCCCTCGGCGCCGTGCGCCACGACGTGGTTGATGAGGACGCGGGGGTAGGACTGGAACACCACCGTGGCCGAGGCGAGCCCCCGCTGCGGCTCCGGGAACTTCAGGAACAGCCGGTCCGCCGTCGTCGCCTTGTCCAGTTCGTTCATGAGGTCGTAGAACGCGGCCTCGAAGTTGGCGAGGTGCCCGTTGCACGTCGCCGCCTTTGCGATCAGGGCCATGTTGATCTCTCCCTGGTGCGGGACGGGCTCGCACCCGCCCCGCCCCGGTCGTGGACTAGGTCGTGGAGGTCGCCAGCTCGGCGACCCAGTAGTTGGTGGTCGCGGACGCGCCGACGATGCCGCCCACGTCGAAGCAGCACGTGAGGTCGACGTCGTAGTAGCGCCCCTTCGGGTGCCACTGCACGTCCATGTTCAGCTCCGACGGGGCCGTGCTCAGCGGGGTGCTGATGTTCTTGTAGGCGATGCCGAGCGCGTCCTGCCCGACCATCATCGCCTTGAGCGTGGTCGAGGTGATCATGCCGCCGGGCACGCACCAGATGTTGCAGCCGAAGAGCTTGCCGACGAACTGGTCCATCCGCAGGCCCTCGACCGCGCTGTAGCCGGCGGGCTGCGTCCCGAACTCCTTCATCAGGTTCACCGCCATCGTGTCGGCCATGAGGTGGCCCCACTGGATCGGGTCGATGAACAGGTTGAAGGGCGGGCGGGCCTTGCCCGTCATGAGCTTCTGGACACCCTGGCGCACGAGGTCGGCGGTCATGGCGTAGGCCCCGCCGATCTCGTTGTTGGAGTGTGCCTCGGTGTAGCACGCCGCCCAGGAGACGTTCGCCGCGCTGTCCTCGGCCTGCGCGTAGGACACCGCGGCCTCGTTCACGATCATGGCGAGCGCGTCGATCTCGGACGGGATGTAGGACTCCCAGCTGAGCTCGAGGGACGACCCGATCAGGACCGGGGTCAGGGTCCGCTTGGTCGGCGTCAGGGCCACCGTGTTGGTGTTGCCGGTGCCGTCCCACTCGGTCAGGGCGGCGAAGGTGATCGCGTTGCTCTGGAGCAGCGACACGTCCTTGCCCTTGCCGGTGAAGTCGATCACCGAGCGGGGCGACTTCAAGACCGGACGGAACACCTTCTTCTGGGCGGCCGACTCGACAGTCTGCTGCTCCAGGTAGGAGATGATCGCGTTGGTCATCGTGGTCTTGGTGGTCTCGTTGGCCATGCCTGGTTATCCTTTCCTCTTCCACCCGGAGCACTTCGCCCGCCTCATCCGGTCGCGCCCGTCCTGCCCCTCGTTGAACGACTGCGTGGCGAGGAATTCACCCGCCCGCCTCGTGTCCTCGGGGGATCCGCTCAGGTACGCGGCCTGCCGGCGCTTGAGTGCCTCCGGGTTCCTGGTCGCCAGCCACTCCGCGTGCGCATCCCGCACCTCAGACATGCGGCTGGCCTTGTCCTTGCTGTGCCTGCTCATGAAATGTCACCGGCCCGGATCGCCCGCTCGATATCGCGGGACATCTCCGCCCACTCGGAGCCGGAGATCTCCCCGCGCATGCGGCGGGCCCGCGCCTCATCGATCTTGTCCTTGCTCCACTTCGTCGCGATCGAGCCGCGGGACCCGGGCGCCCCCGTCTGCGACGGCACCTTCGGTTCCTGCTGGGCCCGGGGCTTGTCCGCGAGAGCGGTGGCGATCGCGTCGTCGATGTCGTCGATCGTCGCGGGGTTCGCCTTGCGCTTGACGGTGTCGATCCAGTCCGGGTCGTAGCCCTGCGCCTGCAGACGCAGCCTCAACTCGGCATCGACCTGGATCGCGGTCAGCTTCTGCGACCACTCGGCGTCCTTCGCGGCCGCCGCACGCTTCTCCGCCGCCTCGATGGCCTTCTGGGATTCGCTCTTCTGCGCCTCCTCGAACTGGGCCAGCTTCGCCTGGAGGGCGTCGCGCTCCTCGGCGATCTTCTTGGCGGCCCGGCGCTCGCTGGCCGCGGCGCGGTTGGCGAACTCCTGGGCCTCTTCCCTCGTCATGGTCCGCGATTCTCCGGCTGCGGATGTGGCCTGCCCGGCGTCTCCGCCGGTCGGTTCGGTGTTCGTAACGTCAGACATCGAAGGCTCCTTGCCCACTGGTTACCCCCGTGGTCGGGTCAGTCGGTCGGCATGATCCAGGCGGAGACGTTCGTGATGGTCGCCCCGCTGGTGTTGGTGATCAGAAGCCGCATGAATGGCATGGGCGTGGCAGCCGCCGAGGTGGCGGAGACGCCGAAACCGGGGGCCGTGAACACGCCCCATACCGCGGTGTAGGCCCCTGGAGTGCCGGCGGCCACGACCTGCGAGGCCAGCGTGGTCCATGCTCCCGTGCTGTTGCTGATGCTCCCCTGCAACGCGATCGTCACGTCCCCGTTGGAGGTCGCCCCGCGCGTGAACGTGCACGCCACCGTCACGGGGCCGTTGTTGCTGCTGAAGCAGTACGACGTCGTCAGCGAACTCCCGTTGTTGATGCCGGAATAGTTCTTCATCGTGAGGGCGCTGGACGCGAACGAGCAGGTCGCCCACGCGAAGCACAGCACCAGGACCAGGATCAGCTTGCGCATCGCGTCACCTCCCGCCCAGAAGCTGGAACCGGAACTTCTTGATCCCCGACGGGGATGCCTGGCTGCCCGAGGAAAGGTCGCGGATCAGGTAGCGGATCCACGGCGCCGGGATGAACGGAGTCTTGGCCGCGAAGTACCCGCCCCGGACGTACGTCGAGTCGTAGAGCACCTTGGTGGCGATCGCGCTGGCCGTGGCCGTGCTGTCCTTCGTGGTCCAGTTGACCCCGTCCCGACTGGTCTGGCAGATGATCGTCACCGTGTCGCAGTAGGCCGACATGATCGGGCGCACCCACGAGTAGTCGCCGATGTAGATCGCGTCGGTGGTGTCCACCAGGGCCGCAGACCCGGTCTTTCCGACCGCACTGTCGGCGTTCGCCCCGAGGGAGTCGGGGTCGATGCCCACCCCGATGTACCCGGCACTGGCCGGCATCGCCAGGACGCCCGCGAGTGCCAACATCAGCACCAGATACCTCATACGGTGACCTCCTCGCGCGCCTGCGCGAACTTCGGGTTGTCCTGGCCTTCCCACTTCGTCTCCGCCGGCACCGCCAAGAGCGAGCACCGGCAATTCAGCACGTGGCGCGGGGGCACGCCGTAGGTGCTCGACTCCCACCACTCCAGCGGGTGCGGGCCCTGCCGCGACGCCTCCCAGCAGATCTGCGACTGGCGGTCGTCCGGCACGCCCACCGAGATGAAGAGCTCCAGCCCGGCTTCCCTGCCCAGGGCGATGCCGGCGTCCGCGCCGAGCTCGGTGAACTTGGTCCGGGTGAAGGCGCGGGCGAAGTCATCGGTGCTGATCCGGCCCTGGATCTTCAGGCTGCCGAGGTCGTCGGTGAGGCTCTTCGCCACCTCGGTCCACGAGTCGCCCGTGATCGTGGCCCTCGTGAACCGTGCCTGGACCTGCCGCGCCGTCCGCGTCCACTCGTCGGTCCACTCGTTGCGCCAGCGCTCGGTGTATCCGCCACTGGTCCGCAGGATGCTCTTGTCCTCGATGGCCCGCTCGAACTGGTCGGCCACGTCCACGATCCGGTCCACCGTCCGCGTGTCGAAGGGCGACAGCGCGGAGACCGAGACGAACCGGTCCACCGAGTTCGCCCACACGTCCGGGACGTGCTGCTCCATCGTCCGGAGGAACTCGGGATTGCCCTGGGCGATCACCCGCCGGAGCGCCGACTGGAACTGCGCCAGTTGCTCATCCGTGACCGGGCCCTGCCCCGCGGTGATCTCGGCCACGATCTTCCGCTCGATGCGGGAGCCCAAGCGGGCCAGCCGGTCTCCGCCCGTGCCGTTGGTCTTCTCCAACTGCCGGCGGTACTTCAGCACGAGCTTCTCTAGCTCGGCGGCGTTGAGGACGCGGTACTTCACGGCCCGTTACCCCCGCCGGGGAGGCTGCCCGGGGCCTGGGTGTAGAGCTCGGTCTTGCGGCCCGGGTCCTGGAGCGTGCCCAGGACGTTCAGCCCTCCGGAGTCGCCCCCACTGGCCCCATCCGAACCCGCGCCCCCGGACGCATCGGGCCCCGAGGCTCCATACGCCGAGGCCGCGTCCTCGTCCAGCCGGCGCATGTAGTCATCGAGCGCCGCGCCGTCGTGGTCGTGCCACTTGCGAACGAAGTCCTCGCGGGTCATCAGGGGCGGCATCGCCGTCACCATCGAGAAGTCCCGCCGGAACTCCGCGTCCTTGTCGGAGGGCAGGATGTTGGTCGCCCACACGATCTCGGGCTTGCAGTCGCTGCCCGTGGGGAGCGGGATCCCGTGGGCGGAAGCCACGGCGCACACGGTCCGCACCAGCTCCTTCTCCCAGAACTCGGAGGTCTCGCGGGCCTCCTCCACCACGCTCGTCATGGGGCGCATCTCGATGGCCAGGGCCAGCCCGCTCGAGGCGGTCCCGCCCTCGACCACGCTCATGGGGATTGACGAGATCTCGAACATGCTCTTCTTGGACCAATCGATCGTCGCCATGAGCGCGGCGATGTCCGCCCCGGGGTTGATGAACTTCGCGTCCCCCTGGTGCCCCGTGGAGATGGCCCGGCGCGGGCCCACCGAGATCCGGGAGATGTCCACGCCCGAGAGCACGAGCTGCCCGGCCACCTGCGTCTCGACCAGGACGTCGAGATCGGACAGCCGGTTCAGGATGACGTTCTGGATGGTCACGATGTCGCGCAGGTAGGAGAGCCCGTACTCCTCGCCGATCGACGGCCGGGCCGCGAAGTGGACGTACGGGATGCACCCGTAGGGGTTCGGCCACGGGCCGAGCTCCCCGTCCTCGTTGGGGACCGGGACCCCGTTGTTGTTGACGAGGGTGAACTCGTTGAGATTCCACACCCAGTACAGGGAGGTGCTCCAGGACTTCCTGCCGTGGGAGCGCGGGTCGGGCCGCTCCTCGAGGAGCTCGATGATCCTCCCGGGGTTGTTCGGGTCCGTGGCGAACCAGATGTTCCCGGGGTAGACGCTGAAGATCTTCAGCTGCCTGGCGGCCTGCTGCCACGCGACGTTGACCCACCCGTCCCCCAGCACGAACATGCTCTGCGCGTACTTGCGCTGCTGCAGGTCGAGCCCGCTGGCCTCCAGCACGTCGGCCAGGAGAAGGTTGTCCCCCTCGTCCGCGGGGGCCTTGAGCCGGCGCTGCACGTCGAAGCCGTAGGTGTTCCGCAGCAGCTCGTCGGCGATCCGGCGCACGTAGTTCGGGTACTCGGCCAGCTGCCGGCGGCGCGCCAGCTCGTCGTCCTCCTCGTCGGGCTTCCGCAGGATCTTCGAGGCGATCTCGTAGCCGCCCTGGTAGAAGTCCCACAGGAGCTCGTACTGCGCGTCCCGGTTCCGCAGGTTCTGCTCTCGGGCCTGCGCCAGCCCGCGGGCCACGATCGACGGGGCGAGGGACTCAAACAGCATCAAGCGATCCTCCCGCCGTCCCTGATGGCCCCGGACTGCTTGTGCAGCATGTTCACCACGAGGTAGCCGAGCGCGTCGCGGACGTGGTCCACCACGCCGTCCTTCACCGGCTCGTTCTTCTCGCCACTACCGAGGCGCGCCGGCGGATACACCGACGCCTGGAACATGCGGATGGTGCTGGCGCAGGAGGGATCTACCACGATCCTCCGCGTTCCCGCCGCGGACCAGAGTAGATCCCTCATCTTTGCAGTGCGCCATTCCGGGGACCTGTGGTTGGGTGCCTGGCTGAAAGACACGCGCGCCCAGGGTAGAGCCGCGCCCAGGACGTGCACGTCGTCAATCCCGCTCTGGATGTTGACCGCGACCCCCGCCGGATCGCATCCGATGAGCCTGATCTCGCCCCCCC